TTTTTTTATCCTTACTCTTTCAAATATTATCTGTATTTTTAATGGATTAATAACAAAATATGATAATATGAGACAAATGATTTATTTCCATGCTGGCGAGCTTGTTAAATTAAAGCAAGATTTACCTAATAAGCCAGTCATGATGGTCGTTCGAGTAGTCAAATCACGATTGAAAGCGAAAGAAGACGAAAAGAAAAGCAATATGTTTTTGGGTATTAAATGTTGTTGGTTTACTGAAGGAGGTTTATACCAAGAACAAATTTTCAATTCTAAGGACTTAGAACACATAGAAGATTAATATGTTACAGTTCACCGTACTTGATGGCAAATTAATAGTTGATCCCAGTATGCTTATGCGCCCTGAATTCGTTGATATACTCGAATACGGGAAAAAGAAGAATAAGGAAGAGTTCGCTACTAAGATGCTTCTCTACATCTTTTATTGTTGTGATTTAACAAAATCTAATCCTATTAGTCAAGTTGATTATAGGATGAAAGAAGAACAAGCCGCTAAAATGGCATTCCGTGGTGCTGCTAAATTCACTAAAAAAGAACAAGAGTTAGTTGATGCAGGTATTGATGCATATAACTTTTGTAATGAAGGAGCATTAGAGAGAGCTAGTTTAGCCTACGATCAAAAGATCGATGAAATCAGAACTTTATTGGAAGGTTTAGAACCTGAAGTGCATGCTAAATACAAAGAACATATGTGTGATTTTTGTAATGAACTTCATAGTGAACCTATAAACCAAGTATTAGAGATTGAAGATTACGTTTCCAACGATAGAATTATTGCCAATTTCGCAAAACAGTTAAATGAGATTGCAACTTACAAATTGAAAGCTCTTGAAACTGCTAAGAAAATTGAGAACACGGGTCGTGTTCGTGGTGATAAAGGATCTTCATTAATTGAGCGTGGTGCTTTCCGTAAGAAAGTTGAAGGGGAGAAATAATGGCTAGAAAGAGAATAGACCCAAATAAGCTTCCTAAGATGTTGCATGTCCAGAATGATTACGATCGTTTTGGACTTGACTTTTTAACTACTGATGAAGATGGAAGAATTTGGAATGGTGAGTTTGATGTAACAGATACTCAAGAAAAGCTTATGGGTGTTCCTACTGGTTGGGAGCCTGTAAACTTAAAGGACTATCTAGTATATCGACCTATACCAAAAGAACTTTTACAATGGCGAGAAATCCCTGCTTATCATCCCGATTCTCTTGATATGGAACAATGGTATGATGATCTGTTAGATTATTGTATTGATGGGGTTTGGATAGACGGAGAGTATTGGAATCCTTACATGGTATATTGGTTGAATGTATTTGTATTCCCAGTATATAAAATGGATGAAGATGGAAACACCACGGAAGACTTTGAACCTGGGCATCCTTATTATTGTAATATAGACCGCTATCTATTTGATTTATTATGGTCTTGTGAAATACAGCGTAAGGATTTTGCTTTAATGGGTGGTCGTGGTATTGGTAAGTCATATCTTGCTGGTAATGTAATGGACAGAGAATATCGTGTATTCCCTAACTCTTGGACTGTCGTGTCTTCCACTAATGAAGAAACTACAAATGAGGCATGGAATAAGATTGAAGAATGTCTTACAGCTATTGAGAAAAAGCATAGAGCTTTAAAACATAAAAGAATTACAGACTCTTTATCAATGAAGTATTCTGGTGAAGTTGTAGAACTTGCTGATGGTACTACTGAAGATAGAGGATATTTATCTAAATTTGAAAAGATTATCTACGGAAAGAATGGTGGTAAAACAAGAGGTAAGCGTCCAACTAAACAGTTGATAGAGGAGTTTGCAGCCTTCCCACCATCTACTCAGAAAGGAAACCTTAGATCATGTATGCGAGAGAGTCGTGGTTCATGGTATGTAGGTGGTTCCATCAAGAAGTGTGTTGTAATGTACACTGGTACAGGTGGTACAGTTGAGAATGATGAAGCTGAAGAAATCTTCTGTAATCCTAGAGCACATAATATCCTACCAACATATGATTGGGAAGAAGGTCAAAAGACTGATGCTAAAGGAAATATGGTAGGTACTGGTGCTTTTATTCCTACACATGTTAAGCGTTCTGGTACTTGGGAAGCTACAGGTTGCCCTGACATCAAGAAGGCTACTGAAGAAACCCAAGCTGAGCGTGATGAAGCTAAACATGATCCAGAATCTTATATGGGTCTGCTCCAGGAATATCCAATGAATATCCGTGAGGTATTCACTCGCCGTGGTACAAATATCTTCAACCAAGATAAAATTGCTACACAGCGTATTAATATTGAGCATGGTAATGCAGATACTCCTAAACCAGAGAAAGGTTTCTTAAATTGGACTTATGCTGAGAATGGTCGTATTACTGGTGTAGAATGGGATCCTTCTCCAATGGGTGATATAGAGATATTAGAACACCCTCATTGGCTCACAGAAGCTGCAAATGAAGAAGAGAAAGAACCTATGAAGAATCTTTATGTAGGTGGGATTGACTCCATTGACCAGGGTACAATGGACTCCGCTTATGCTACTGATACTAAAAAAGGATCGGAACTTGCGATGCTTGTTAAGAAGCGTATTGTAGATAAAGGTTACTTTCGTACAACATCAAATATTTATGTAGCTAAATATACCAAACGTTCTACTGATGTTCGTTCAGACTGGGATAATGCATTGAAATTAGCTTACTATTATAATTCAGAAGTTAATATAGAATATACTAAGATTGGTATTGTTGGTTGGTTCCGTGATAAAGGATTTTATCATCTATTAAAGAAAAGACCCACAATTAACTTAGGCAATGCCGATCCATCAAAGCATTCACATTTAATTGGTACAACTGCAGGTGGGCCTATTATTGATCACCAAGATCAAAAGATAGCAGCATACATTGATGATTTCTATAAGGAGATTTGGTTCCCAGAATTATTACGACAACTACAAGACTATAACAGAGACGATCGTACTAAGTTTGACCTTGTCATTGCAATGGGATTATGTGAGCTTGCCGATGAAGATTTAATGGGTAAAGCCGCTAAACCTCCAGTTGCAGTTACATCTGGTCTTAAATTATGGGGATATTATACTGATCCAGTAACAGGCTATAAGAAATACGGAGTACTTCCAGAGAAGAGTGAAGCTGAAAAGGACATGGAGAAAATTAAAGAAGCTGAAAAATTCAAAAGCTATGGTGGAGTGCGTTGGATTGATGTCTCTGATCCCGCTAATCCTGTTTACGTATACGATTAATCTTTTACCTTTGAGAGTTGATTATATTTTAGTATTATTTACTCTGATAATAATCCAATAAGAAAATATGTTATGAAGAAAGAGAATGTAACACCATGCAATTTTAATATTTTGGTAGAGGTTACAGAATTTCCTACTGAGGAAGGTGGGGTTTTCATTGGTAAGCAACAATCTAGCCAATTAGAGCAAACGTACTATAGAGGTACTGCGCTAGAACTTGGGCCTAGATCTACTGATAAAGATCAATGTCCCGAACTAGAAAAAGGAGATTTTGTTATTTTTTCAGATTTAGCTGGTTATCCAGTTGCAACTGATGAAAGTTATTGTAAAGTAATTAGAGGTCATGATATTGTGGCATTAACCTCAGACATAGAAAATATGAACGCTGAAACATTAAAACCTACAGGAGAAAGAATTCTTGTAGAAGTATTGAAAGAAGATTTAATGAAAGACGGAGTTTACGATGCGTCTAAAGGAGATCCGAGAGCTAAAGCCACTCAATTAGGAAAAGTCCTAAAATGCGCTGAAAATGCTCAACAATTTCCAGAAGGCACTATTGTTGCCTTTGAGCCGTATTCTGGAAACCCGATTCATGTTGGTGATACTTTTTATAAGACTATTAATAGTTTTGATATAGAATTTATTGTATCTGAAAAATAGATGAGCAGCTTTGTAAATAATTACTATAATGTAGAAGATCTTCACATTAGCGAGAAGGAGAAGAGCCAATTTGACTATTTAAAGAAGTCAGTTGACTATTATATTGCCTATCTTGTACATGAGAAGACTCGTATTAAAACTGCGAGAAACCTTTACGACGGAAAACGAGATCGTGATGAGTTCCGTTATTTAGAAGAGACTTTTGGTATAGAAACACCAATAGCTGTTCGAATGACGCCTATCATCAAGACTCGTATTGATGTTTTATTAGGTCTGCTACTTGATGAAGTATTTACTTACAAAGTTTCAATCAATGATGAAAATACTATCACAGAGATTGAGGATGCAAAGAAGAATGAAAGAGCAAAACGTATTTTAGGAAAATACCGCGCTCAACTGGAAGAGAATCAGCAAAAGATTGAACAAGGCCAGGAACCTACTATGAATGCAGTAACCGAGCGTTGGTTGAAACGCATGGAGAAAAGCATCAATGAAGATTTTATTTCAGAATTCGAAATTGCAGCTCAATCTCTTATTAAGTTTTTTGAGAAAGATTCATCAATTAATTTAAAGCAAAGAGTAAAGCAATATTTCTTGGATCTATTGATTGCAGGAGAAGCTTACTACCGTACATATATTGAAAGAGTTGGAGAAGATCCTAAGATTGAAATCTGTAAACCTGAGAATGTATTCTTCAGTACTAGAACGGATCATCAATTCTTATCAGAAGGAAATATCCCTAATGTAAATGCTGTTGTACATAGAACCTATATGAAGCGTTCTGAGATTTTACACAAGTGGGGACATCTAATGAATCAAGAAGTCAAAGATAGATTATTTGGTGAAGTTGATTCTGATGGTGGAAGGCGTATTGATGATCCTCGTACGCTTGATCACATTTACAGACAAGAAGATTATTATGATTCTGGGACTATCCACAATCAACATACTAACACTAACATGGATACTTTACCTGTATATCATGTTGAATGGTTAGCAAATAATGAAGTAAAAGTTGACGGTGATGAAGAGTTTAAACACGACTCCCAAACCGTTGAGAAAATTACCTCTAGTGAAGTTTACAATGATACTTATGGTAAAAAGGCTGCTAATGGTGTGCCTGGAAAGAAAGCTTACAGGTTAGATAGATATGAAGGTATCCGTATTGGGCAAGATATTTATCTAAATATGGGTAAGAGTAAATACATTCCAAGAAGTATAGGAAAACCTTGGGCTACAACATTGTCTTACAATGGAGTTATGTATAATGCTCGTAATGGGCAACCCTACTCCGTAACATTGTCATTAAAGGATATTCAAGATTCTTATGACATTATAAAGTTTTTCCGAGATAACCTGATTGCCAATGCTGGTGTAGATGGATCTCGTATTAACTTGGCTGGTATCCCTAAGATACTTGGCCAAGATTATATGGAAAGATTAATGAAATTCCTTGCTTTACGTAAGCAGGGTATTGAAGTTTATGATCCTACTGAAGAAGGAGCACATCTTTTCCAGCATTACGGTGATTTCCGTGGTTCTCTAAATCCTGGGGCTGTTGAAGCATTAGCTGTAGTATTAGAATCATTAGAAAGAGAAGCTGATATTGTTACTGGTATTAACCGACATATGTATCAGGCCGCTGAAGTAAGGGATGCTGTTTCTAATGTTAAAGTAGGACAACAAACAACTTCACTCATCACTAAGGATATATTTGAGCTTGTACACCAATCGAGAAAGTTCTTGCTAGAAGATCTGATCAATCAAGCCAAAATTTGTTACAAGAAAGGAAAAAGAGGTTCATATATTGTTGGAAGTCGTCAAATACTTTTCAACATTCAACCAGATAATTTCTGCTGGACAGATTACAATATTCATGTAATTAACTCTAGCAAAGAGAATATAAAAATTGAGAGACTTAATGGTATTATTCCAGAGCTTATTGGTGCTGGTGCTCTTGATCCCGACATTGCTATTAAAGTTACAATATCTGATTCTCCAACTGAGATTCTACAAATTGTTAATGAGAATCTTGCGGTCAAAGCCGAGGAGAATGATCAGGTGCAACAACTTATGGGGCAACTGGAACAAATGCAAGGGCAAATAAAAGAGCAAGAAAAAGCTCTACAACAAGCTCAAAAGCAAATTCAAGCCACAGAAAAAGCAGCTGATGATCTTAAGAGATTTGAAGTTGAAACTAAAGCTAAGACAGAAGAAGAAAAGATTCGTCTAGCTGATGAACGTTTAGCATTGGATAAGAAAATTGCTGAAGAAGAAATTTATAAAGATAAAATGGTTGTTCAGCTTGAAAGAGAGCAACTTCATGTGGAAACAGGGGCAGGTAATGCTAAAGAAGTAAGAAACGACATCTAATGGCAGAGATGAAAAGATATAAAATCAAAATCGATCGTCGCACCGAGATCACTGTTTTAGGGCATCAGCTTTACAAAGAAAGATGGATTAGACATTTTGGTTCTATCGAGAATGTAACGGAATTTATTAAGAATTACGATAAAGAAAAGAATAATGGATATTAGAGTAGTAGAAACAATGATGACTAGTGGTGCTCTCGCAGACCCAGCATTCAGAATTGATGGAAGCTTAGAAAATATTTCCCTGGATTGGGATAATGATGATCAGTCATTGGCTGTTGTGGATACTAATATGAACTATAGTATCCTACCATTCCAGCTATATGACGATATGGTTAAGAAAGTATTTTTGACCTATAATGGTTGGTCTTGTGATGGTGCAAGTCTTCTAGAAACCGTAGTTGCACAATCAGCAGATGAAGCTGATGTAAATCAAATTCCAGGTTATCATAATTCAAATGCTTGGTTATTTAAGCCCAGTGAATTCCACTATAATCCTGCTATTTTAGAGCTTACTGATATTTCTCAATATGCTCAAATGCCATATGATTGGAGTGCGGGTTTTACAGTTGTTAAACAATTCTTAACCTCTCAAGCCAACGTGTCACCTAATCTAGGTGCTTATACGGCCTTTTATCGCGCACCACAGTTAACTAGTTTTATACCTACTAATGTAGAAGGTAATAAAATTTACACTGACGGATGGTATACTTCTTATATTTGCACGGTTAAAAAATGGACAGGTATATTACCTCCTGTAAGTGGTATTGGTGATATTGTATGGCATGGTGATCGTTTTTGGATTAATACCACAGGAAATCCAGGTTTACTAGCGATAAATCCTACAACTTTAGTTGTTGAACCAGATTCTACTAACTGGGAACCAAATCCTAATTTTGAACAATGGCAAACATTAATGATGAACAATGTTGGGGCTGCTGAAGTAGATGATCCAATTTATTTTATAGAATCCCAGCACCTAGTAACAGTAGAACTTAACCAAGCTATTTTAAATGAGCTTAAAAAATGCTGTGAGTGTTGTGACAGACCTAAGTTTTGGGAGTCCCATATGGATACTTATCAGAAATTAATTCAAAAGAGATTGGGAGCTTGGGTACAATTTAATAGTGAGTTATTCCATGAAGCTTCTTGTATATTGGAATCTTCTAGACCATTGTGTAACTTGTGTTTATATCATGTAGATGAATGTAACACTACACCTAGACTAAGATGTTAATAAGATTTTCAGACGACTATATTGACGAAATCAATGCGGCTTTGGCTTTACAAGGCCGTATTCAAGCATTATTATGCAAAAAGGAGCCGTATATGGGCAAATCTCCTTATTTGGATAAAATGTATAGATACAGTATTCTTTTGGCTGGTATTGTTGATCATTTAATGTATGATGATAATTCTACTCCAGAGGATAATGAAGCACTTTTATTGTGCTTAAGATCGCTTATAAATAAAAATTTATGTGGGCCTTGGGTAGCTCCTACAATTGATGTAAGAAACTACCATATCCCACATCTTGTTGAAAATGTGAATCCCTCAGAAGGAGAAACATTTGATCAAGGAGTTAACCAATATAACCCTTAAATTATGCCAAACGGACTATATGGAAACCAATTCCCTAATAATAATTTAGGGCAGAGTACAAGAAACCCAAAGGCGATGAAGCAATTCAATGCGCCCGATACAGACAGTAGATTGATAAAAGTTACTAATGGTGATACTGCTGTTTATCCCAACTTTATGCACGATCATACTCGTTATGAGTATATTGTGCCAACAGGAAATTTAGTAGTGGTAAACTTTTATGCTCCAATCAACACTGAAGATAGAGGATTACACTGGATTACACTAGATAATTCTAACAATACTGGAGATAAGACTTTTGTATTCTCAGCAGATTACATTTTCTTAGATGATCCAACAAACTTGACTAATACTTACGTAGTTACTGCAGGAGATAAGCAAGTGTGGTACGGAACTTGGGCAGGAGGAAAACTCCACTTAAGAGTTGCGTCTACAAGTACCAATTAAGATTGGTATTTTATTCTTATATTAAAATGAATAAATAAGCCTTAGGGCAAATAATATGTTTAATAAATAAAATAGGTTGATATGCCAGATGAATTCACACACATCGACGATCTGCATGCAGACGACGATAACTTAGAAATTACGGATACTCCTAATGGAGATAATCCTGATGGGGATAACCCAGACACAACAAATACGCCAGACACACCAAACGGAGATAATACTCCTGCAGATGGTGACAATCCTGATGGCGATAATCCTGACGGAGACAACCCAGATGGTGATAATCCTGATGCGGATAATGATCTTGCTGATGCTGCTCCAGGTATTGAGCAATTCTTAGCACAATACGGAATCTCAGGTGGTATTATTACATTTGAAACTGAAGAAGAAGGAGGAGAAGCAGTCAGTAAACATTTCGATGAACTCTCACCAAACGAACAATACAACGTTCTTTCTGAACTAGCTACTTCAGGTGCTCCTAGTATGGAAGCTAAGTACGGTTTAGATGAGAATGAAATTGGTCTTTTGAACTATGTAAGAGAGTTTGATGGTTCTGTAGAAGAGGCTTTAAATGATATGGCTCAAAAACGAGTTGATCAGATAATGGCTGTTCAAGCTTCTTCAGATGTAGATTTTAATTCTATGTCAGATGATGCTCTCGTAACAAAATGGTTGAGAGAAAATAACCCAGAGGCTTCAGAAGAAGATATTGTTGCAGAGCTTGATCGTTCTAAAGAATCTAAATTCTATGAGTCTCAGGCTAAGACTATAAGAGAGAATTATATTCGTGAACAAGCAGCTCAAGCTGAAAATGATCGTACTACTTATGAAGCTGAGATTGAAGCTGAAAGAGAAGAAGATCGTGTCGCTATTGCTACAGCTGCAGCTGAGATTCAAGATGTTGCAGGATTTGTAATTGATGATGATGGTAAGAATGAAGTATTAGGAAAGATACTAGAGGTTAATGAATATGGAGATTCTCTATTCATGCAAGAAGTATTTAGTAATCCTGAGAAACTATTTAAAGCCGCTTGGTTGTATTACAATGCAGATTCTCATTTAGATGAGCTTACTAAGAAGTACGATAGAGATTTAGCTAACGAGTATAAAAAAGGCCGTGATTACGCTACAAACGGTATGCCATCTACTCCAGTAAATGGGGTTGGTGCTAAGCCAAATAATGGTAGAAATCCTAATGTAGAGCGTGTAGAGAAGACAAATAATCTTGACAGCCTTTGGGAAGATTAAGAAAAAAATTATTGACTTCCCCTTGTCATAATGAATTTAAATGGCATAACTGGGGGAAGTTGATGATAATAACAACAATTTATATTTAATAACCCAAGGGAGGATACTACCTTCCACAAAACAAAAGCAAAAACATGAAAATTGTAGACAGAAATACGGTCGTTCAGCATTTATCTGACACTAAGACTGTACAAAACTTCGGTCGATTGCTAGGAGAGAAGCCTCATAAAATGGGACAGGTTGCTACTATGTACCCAGATTTGGCTATTTCTACTTTGACTGATGCGTTGAAGAACGTTTATTACAATCCTAAAAAAGATACAGGTTCTTTCACGCCAATTAACTCTATGTGTATTCAGTGGGACATCGACGTAAACTTCATCAAGAAAGTAGACATCGTTGCGAATATCTCTGGAAACGGTCTTAACAAGAACGTTGAAACAATCGGATTAGCTGAAAGATACTACGATAAAAATGACACTTTCACTCTTGATAACAAGCAGCAACTTTTCGTTGTAGCTCCACCAAGAAAGTTAGGTGTTAAGCGTTGGGAATACCGTGTTAAACTTGTAGGTAATGATCCTGCTAAGTCAATTAACACAACTTACGCTGCTACTGGAAAAACTACTCGCTATCGTTCAAATTACCACCCAGAGCTCTCAGAGAGAGGATATACTAAGTTTGTATCTAACACTGAAACTCACCGTAACTACATTTCTCGTCAGAGAGCTTCTGTAGATTGGTCAGGTGATTACGCAATGCAAGAGGAGTACTTTATCCAAACTGGAAAAGATAACAAGTCTTCTGCATCTTATTACAAGATGATCAAGAAAGAAAAGGAGTGTCTTGACTCATTCTTCCTTTCTCGTGAGCAGAACTGTATCTTCTCTGAGACTAACTACGATGCTAACGGTAAATGTATGGATCAAGATGATCACGGTCGTGATATCCCAATGGGAGACGGTGTGATTCCTCAGATTGAGCGTTACTGTGATAAGTTCTCTTACTCTATCTTGACTTCAGATGTATTCGAAGACGTAATGTCTGCAATGCGTGAGAAATCAGATCGTCCAGTAGGAAACACTTACGCTGTAGTTTGTAACGAGCGTCTTTACGATCAAGTAGGGAAAGCTCTTGCTGCTGACTTGAGATTTATTTCTCAAAATGACGGTTCATACTTCTACTCTAAGGCTGCGTCTGGAAAAGTAAAAGTTGGTGCTGAGTTTGATAGCTACACTTTCCAAGGTAACACTATCTCATTCATGCCAAACCGTGCATTGTCACAAGAATACCCAGATCACGGATACGGTATCTTCTTAGATACAGGTGCGGATCTTGCTTCTGGTCGTCCAAATATCGCAATGTTCACTCTACAAGGATCAGAAATGATCACGGGTAACCTTCACGGTATGGGTGGTAAAACTGGAAACTCTTCTGGAGAGATCTCTACTTCAGTTCACGGTTCTCAGTTCCACTTACTTGGGTACTCTGGAGCGGTTGTATTCAACCCTTATAAAAGTTTTATCTTGGAAGAGGCAAGAACTCTGTAATAGGTTGTATAGATAATCTCACTAGCCCTTGCATATTTGATGTGAGGGCTTTTTAATTTTTGTATATACGGAAAATCTATTCCCGATATAATAGATATTATGAAGAGATAATTTTTACCTTGGTATATAAAGTTAATTTTAGTATAATTGAGGTATCGCAAATATGTTTAATAATAAAAAATAAGAAAATATGGAAAAAGGCAGATTTGAAGAACTAGAGCAGTTGGAAAATGGTACTAGCTCTAACAAAGTAATTGAACTACGTTCAGTTTATAAAGGCGGTTCACATATTGTGCAACCTGCATACAACCCAAAAACTTCTTGGTACGAAGGCGTTGATCGCTTGTCTGATAAGGAGAAGGAAGGTCTGAATTACTATGTTCGCGTAGGAGAGACTGGGGAAGATGCTCGCCATAATACTAAACTTAAATTGGAAAATGGATCAACATTTGATCTTAACAATGAAGTAGATCGTGTAAACTGGGCTTGGGTTAGATACCTACCTTGTATTGCGGTTGACTTCGAGGAAGCTCAAATGTCTAAAGCTGAATTCTATGTTCACATTGACGGTAGAGAAGCTGAAAAGAAAAATGCGCAACGTACTTTGAAAGTAGAAGCGATGCAAATGATTTTGGATGATGCTCCAGTAAACTATGTAAACCGAGCGCTATTGCTAGGGATGGATATGCAAGGAGAATCACCAGCAGTTATTAAGGAATTTCTTCTAGATACTGCTGAAGCTAATCCATCAGAAATTGATCGTATTTATCGCGGAAAAGATATGAAGATCAAACTATTGTTTGTTCAGGCTAAGCAAAAAGGAACTGTTACAGTTAATGACTCTGACGGTGTAGTTAAATTCGGACGTACTATATTAGGATACTCTGATGATTCTGCTATTGCTTATTTGAAAGAGAATACAGATCTTCTTGATCTTTTAGAGCGTGACGTTAACCCAGAGTACTTTGATACTAAAAGCGCTGCAAAAGTAAAAGAAGAAGAGACTCCGATCAAAAAAGCACAACGTGTAAAGAAAGAGATTCAAGCTATCGTTGATGAGCGTGATATTTCTTTTGACGAAGCTAAAAAGATCCACGAGTCTAAAAAATAATTTAGACTATGACTGAAAAGCAAGGTTACGAATTTACATTGATGGAGCTGAGGAAAGCCAAGGCTCCATCTTTGCATCTTGAAGAATATAATAGAATGATGACAAAAGGCATACAAGAACATGCCAATTTGCGTTATAATCAATTCCAAACAACCCAGCAACTTTCAGATGACTTAGCGCCACTGATGACCTCAGCTGTATTTACATTAGTTGAAGTTTTGCCATTAGTATTGGGTGATCCTTATACATATTCGGGGGGATGGACAGGTGGTGTAACAGAACCAAACCTTTCAGTCACTACTGGTAAGAAATATGGTTCTGATTTCTTTCAGTTTAAAACTCCTGATAATTATTGGCACATGACAGGTTCTCATGTAACATCATTTACTAGAAGACCATACAAATGTCATCCTGCTGGTTTTGAATTTAATAATCCTTCCAAGCGTCTTACGCAAGATTCTGCTAATGGGATTATCAATAATGATTTTCTTAAGCCAAGTTTAGAAAGACCTTATCACTCATTTAATGATGGAGGAAATAATAGAGTTCGCCCAGATTTATTTTACTTTGTCGGTGATGCTATTAAATTTGGTGTTCGTACAATATACATTGATTATTTGAAAGAACCTCAGCCTGTAAATCTTACTGTGGCACAAAGAGACTCTCCAGTAGATACTTCT